GTCATCGTCATGAGTATAGGTTCAAAGCAGTGGTTGCAGAACAGTGTTTGGATGTCCCATGCTGAGTTACCTCGAAGCATTCGGGTTAGTGCGTCCAACGTTGTCGAGTGGGAAGCGCGAGGCTGGTTCTTGGGCAGGAAAGCGATTAATGGGAACACTCATAACCGCAAGCGACCGTACGAATGGCTCTACAACCACTTACTTTACAGGGCTGCAAGACACGACAAGACGGTGGATCTGACTTATGAAGAATTCATGTCCTTCAGGGTTATCGAAGAGTGCCACTATTGCGGCGAGAGTATTGACTGGCAGAAGAAGGCCATGCATTTGGATCGAAAAGACAGCGCTGAGGGTTATTCAGTTCCAAATTGTGTTGTCTGCTGTGGCCGTTGCAACAAGGCCAAGTTAGATCATTTCACCTACGAAGAGTGGCTTGAAATAGGACGGCTCCTTCGCGTGATGAGGAAGGAAGGAAGACTCTCGTGTCGTATGATTTCAACACCAGACCGACGCCCTGTGACCACTATCAGCTAATCGAGCGTTACGTTGTGTCCGCTACGGACCTTCGAACATTGCTCTTTCAAGCTAATCCGTCACAGCGCATGCGTGCACCCATCAACGGGCAGCAGACGGTCAAGCTTTACATTGGTGGGGTATTGGTATCCCCGAGCCATCCGGTTTACGGCTATCAGATACTACCAGATGAGCTTACGGTCAAACCGAAGCTGAGCAAGATCGTCTTCAACAACCCTGTGCGTGTGACACAGCCTGGGAGTACCGGTGTGCCCACCGGCTTGATGGTCGAGGTCAGTTACATTACCCAACAGTCCTACTGCATTCGTTGCTCTGGCCTAGGCAAGGTCACGGACGTTCAGAAATCTAACATGGGTAGCTTCCAGCACATCAATGGCGTGGCTCTCCTCGCACAGCGGTGTCTGAAGTTCATGCTCACTAGCGTGTGCCCGTTTTACCCTCAGTTCACGTCCCAAATCAAGAGCTATATCGGGCAGAAATTTGGTCTGGGTATCACAGCAGGCGATATCACCAATCAGACCACTACAGCTCTCCAGAATTTGAAAAACATCCAGGCGGCTCAACAGACTGTACAACCTCTTGACCCTTCTGAAATTCTCAAAGACATTGTGAGCGTCACTGCCATTCAGAGTCCTCAGGATCCGACGGTAGTGAATGTAAACGCTCAGGTTACAAACTACGGCTCGACACAAGCGCAGCCGCTTAACTTCTCTATCAGGACGCGGTAACAGGTAAATAGATGGCTTCAATCCCTAGCAAAGTCGTTACGCCGATTACGAGCTTGAACCCGCTCGTGCTGGTCACTCCTAATGTGACAGGGCAGAATCTGTCTATCAACTCCTCGATCCTGCCGATCGTAGTCAACGCGGATACGAACACGACTCGAGTTGAGATCCTCATCAACAACACAGTCATTGCCCTGACGAATTTCAAGCTGGTCAATGGGTTTAATCAGTTCTCTGGCAGTGCACCTATCCTGCCGAATTCAACTCCAACTCTGGTTCAGCTTCTTGGTCGCGACTACACTCCAGCTTCGTCTTGGAATAGTGGCTCCGCCGTAGCAGTTGGCTATAACTGGATCGATGAGAACGGTAATGTCCAGGTGGTTACGGTCGCTGGAATCACCGGCTCCTCTGAGCCGACTTGGAATGCAAACAAAGGTGGACTGACGCTCGATGGTGTTGGTACAACTCAAGCAACATGGACGAACTTTGGTCCCCCTGAAGTCTCTCCGACCTTTCAATTCAATTTGATTTGGGCTGACGGTTCACTCGCTCTGAGCATCGCTCCGCCGTCCGGCCTTCGCAACTACAAGGGCACCACGACGAGTCGCGTAGAGTGGGCCATTCCTACCTACTCGGGATTCATTGGTGTCCGTCTTCAGATTTCGACAGATGAGACTGGCGTGACCGTTCCATACACCCAGTACGGTGATCTCGTCATCAATGTCGAACGTTCTGAGAACACGGTTATTACGTCCAAGACATCGCAGCAGGTGACAGGCAATCAGACCATTACAACCACAACTGCGGTGACGCAGCCAACGAACTACAGCGCGGTGGATATTGCTGACACCGATGTGAACAACGCGCAGGAATTCTTCGCAGTCGTTTCCACGGTCATTCAGGATCCAGTTACTAACATCGTATTTGAATCGGTCCAGAATGGTCCGATCACTTGTGGTTTCGTCGATTTGAAGAAGGTTTCGCCTACAGATTTTCTGGCACTGCAACGCAAGGAAGATATTGCTGCCCGCGTTATCTCGGGCATAACCCGTTTATATCCGAACCTCGATCTTACGCCTCGTTCAGAGTTGCGTGATCTGTGGATCGATCCATTCGCTCTTGAAGCGGCCAACATGTCAGTGCGTGAATGGTTCTCTCGCGTCGCGCAGTCCATTTCTGCCATCTCACAATTGGATGACGCAAACGGCGATGGCATTTCGGACCCAGTTACCACAAGTCCGATGAAGCAGCAGATCGCTCGCGCCTATGGCTTGTCAGCAACTGACACTCAGAACTTGATCAACATGCAGTTTGATATCCTCGGCGAACAGGCCGGGATTCTGCGTGGTGGAGCCACAGCTTCGGTAGTGGAGTTGACCTTCTACACTTACACGCAACCTACCTCGCTTATGACGATCGATGTCGGAGCGACAGTTGCAACCATTCCAGATCAAGAGACTCCTTCTGTCCAGTTTACAGTAACTGCTTCGGCATCCATTGATCCTTCGAGTGCGGCTTCCTTCTATAACGCTGCCCAGGGCTGGTGGGCTGTTACCGTTCCGGCGCAGTGTACCACCGCTGGTTCTGTTGGTAACGTAGGAGCAGGTACGATCCGCCAGCCGGTATCTGGTATCCCGACTGGCTTCAACGTGACGAACGAGGACCAGGCCCAGTTTGGTGTTGACATCCAATCGAACTCCGATTACGCTGTCTTGATCGCTGATCGCCTCGTGACCGGTGTGGACTCAGGCACTCGAAATGGCTACACGGTGGCCGCTCGTGAGACTCCTGGCGTTGTGAATGCCATCATCGTTGCAGCAGGTGACGGTGAGATGCTTCGTGATTGGGATCCAATTCGACAGAAGCATGTCTTCGGTTGTGTGGACATCTACGTTGAGGGCACGAACTTCAGTGAGCAGAACAGCAACCTCGCGTTTGAGTATGCAAACACATCACAGGAAGGTAACTTCCCTAGCTATCTGACAGCGACCCTGATCGATCAGACAAACTTGAGATTCCAGATCGTTGGCTTCTCGAGCTTGACGCAGCCACTCTACTCCATGGTTGAGTTCCGCGTGCAGCGTGGTGCCAACTCGTTTTATCTCGGCTGTGCAAACGCCCAAATTGACAACATCAAGGGTGTCATCACGCTCGATCCGAACGAAATGGCTTTCCAGCTTGTGGGAGATGCTATTACTCAGGCTCCTGTTCCACTGCTCATCGCGAATGCTCCAGCGAGCAACTCTACTGCAATTGGAACCCTGGCAGGCTCTATCTCCTCTTATCAGTTTCAGATCTACGCTCGGTACCAGACCGGGATTAGCTATGCGCCGCCTCTGCAACCGATTATCGCTGTTTCTAGCGTGGTTGGAAATGGGGCCACAGGTGTTGTCTCTCCGACTATCACGAGCTTGATTCATTCAACTGATTTCTTGCTGACTGGTGGATCCACAGAAGCAGGAGATCTGGTTGCTGTAAGTCCAGCGGCCACTTCTGTGCAGACCCAGACTTTGGAGTTTGTCACAGCTGGACCGACAACTTTGACGATTGATTCTGGCATGAGTGTTACGCTGGACAATTTCGGTCATCCTTTGGATGTGGTCTCAGTGCGATCAGCAGATCTCTCTACGCTTTACGTTCGTGGCATTGACTACTCAATCGTTGGCACTGGCCGCTATCACACATATGGCATCAAGCTTCTTGCTGGTTCGACCATGCCATTGAATTCGCAATTCATCGTGGCCTACAATAAGTTCCAGCTGACCGAAAATGCTACTTTCGTGAGTCAGGAACTGGACGTGGTCAATGGTACATTGCCGACTTCGCTTCAGCAACAGGGCTTCGTACAGAACGTCTGGTTGCCAGTCAGCTATGGACAGAATCAGCTGGCTTATGATGGAGCTGTGTTCAACCCCGATGGTACCGTGAATCTGGTTTCTTCGACTGGTCTTTGTGGGGCACAAATTCCCTATGCCCTTCGCTACATCAAGGTCACGCAGAGCAATGGCATCACTGACGTGGTCATGCTCGAGAATCAAGATTTCACTCTGTCTGTTTCGACCGATGGTAGCAATACGGCGACAATCGCTCGTATCTTGACTGGGCGTATTGCTGACGGAGCCATTCTGAAGGTGAGCTACTTTGTCACCGAAGAGTTCACAGTCTCCAGCCAGTATCCTGCCTTCGTTGAGCAGTTGACGAACTCGATCGCAGCCACGAAGCATGCGGCTGCTGATGTCTTGGTAAAGAACATGATCGCCAATCATGTGGACGTGACCATGACCGTTACGTTAGCAAACGGCGCTCTGGCTTCGGCCATTGACAATCAGATTCGCTCAACGGTAAGCATCGCCCTGGACAATGCCAAGGGCAAGATGACTCAGGCCGAACTCATCGCTCAGGTCATGAGTGTCATCGGCGTGTCCAATGTCAACGTACCGTTGACCAAGTTCGCGAAGAGCGATGGTGCTTATGATATTGGCATCGTCATCCCGACTCAAACTCCTTGGATTCAAGTTTCAAAGCTCCCGGCCTTCAACGCGGACACGTGGGCTAATAACGTTTGGATCACCTCAGCTCCGGTGCTCCCAGATGCTACCATTCCTTCGGGCGGGCTGTCGAACAACTATGTAGGCTTGTTGCAAGAGGGAACTGGCTACACTCGTGCATCTTCTGTTGCAGACTTCCTCGCGAAGTCGGCAGGGACTGCTTTCTACATCATCGGAACGAACGACATGGTCAATGCAACCACTCCAATTCCATCCAACTATTGGGGCTGTGTGATGATCAGCGTTCCGACGAACGTCCCGAATCCAGGCAACTTCGCTTACCGTGTGACCTATCAGGTCTTCGGTGAAGGTGGAGCTAAGGACATTGTTCTTTCGTCAACCGAATACTTGCAGTCAGGGACCATTACGATTAACTATGTCTCGCCTGCATCGACGAGTACGATCTAATGGCCATGATCCCGCTCAATCCCGACGTGTTGTATGACAAGGATCGCGCAAGTCTCTTGAAGTATGAGGATGCGCGAGTCAACAGTCTTCTCCAGGCTTGTGCGAACTACTACACCAGCATCACAGATCAGAGCAACTGGGGTGCATTCTTGCGCGTATTCGCCCAGGAGTTGGCACGCCTCGATTACGACTATGCTTATGACCTTGTAGGAAAGGATCCACGCTTCCTAACACCGCCAGACATTATTCGCCGGTGGGAACTCCCACTGTCCATCCCAGCAGATTTCCCTGCGAGCGGTCAATTCGATCTCGATTTCAAGCTGATGATGCAACGACTGCTCGTTGCATATCGCGGCGGAGCTACACTTTCAGACATTGCAAAAGTTGTGTTTGCCTACACGCTGCAGACGAGCATCACGGTCGTTGAACTCTACAAACTCATTGGCCCAGGTTCTTTCTATGACCAGTCTGATCGCAACACAGTTCTGATCAACGTTCAAGTTGGAGACTTGACCACGCTCCAGGCGCTGCCAGGGATCACAGGAGATCTGTATGGTGCTGTTGATCTCGTTAAGCCTGCTCATGTCGGCGTGAATTTGACTACTATTTTTGGTGAAGATGAGAACATCGACACCTTCATCATCCCATCTGGTTCGCCTCCAGTAGGTGGCATCGAGGACCGACTTATCATCACCTATCAGTTGGTCGAGGTTGAACCGTTCCCGCCGCAGCTCACACTCGCGCCATTGCTGAACCCATCTTCGCCAGTCACTGTGCTGACGCCAACTATGAATGTTTCGCCTCCAACCAGTCTGCCTCCTGGTGTGCTCATCCCACGTTTGGATCAAGTCTGGGAGATCTCTGGTGACGCTGTCACGATTCTGGATGAGAGCTAATGTGGCTTTTCTACATCTATGTCTGCTGTTACTACCTTGCTAGGGTGGAAGAATCTGGTCGCAAGACTTCCAAATCTCAAGTGAGAGGCTAGGAATGAAGCAGGCGTATATCTCCCCTAAGAACGGTGAGCTCTGCATCGCCATCCGGCGAGACCAGCGTCCTGAGGTCTATGTCACCATCGACATGGGCATCCCGAACTGGTCGATGTTCTCCATTCGCTTCCCTTT